CTTCAAGCTCTATTCTTTGTTTGGCTAACTCTATTAACTCTTGTGATTTTTGTATGTTTTCTTTGGTTGCTGCCTCAAGCACTTTTTGAGCAGTTCTTCCAACTCTTTCTAGTAATTCATCACCCTGAAAGCCTGATTTTGCTTTTTCTATAAAAGCTCCTGCCTCTTTCGCCCTTTCGGCTAGTTCCTTAATGCTATTCTTTAGCTTTTCGCTCATTTTTTCTGTATTCTCAAAAGCTTTTTCTATAAATTCATTTACTTCTTTAAGCTTCTGTGTTTCTTGAGCGTAATCATTATTTGGTGGTGGAGCTGCCATTTGGTAAATCCTATAATTTTACAATATAAATAGCAAAAACCCCAGAAAATCTGGGGTGTTTTTTTTCACTTTTCGGACATTTGATCGTTTTTTCTTTGAACTCTATTGTTTATACAATTTTTATGAAAATTTCTAAGTCCAATTGGCAAACTTAGTATCTCATAGAGCCTCCAATTATGCTCGCATATCATTTCATTTATTGCTTCATGTAGATTTGCGTTATAGTCATCAACGATGCTAATTGGAAGAATCCAATCTTGTTTCATGAAGAATGTGCAGAACCAAGATATTTCTGATCCATTTTCTTCTGGAACAAGATTAAATTTTCTTATAATTTTGGAAATAAAAAACGTGAAGTGATTGGAGCCTCCATCTGGTCTTCAAGTTCGCAATTGCTACATCTCCAATCTTGCTCTAGAGAAAACACTGGCGATATCTTCTTTAGCATTTTCTTAAACGCCCAAATATCTGACAGCTTTAATGCATCATGAACCTGTGATTTCTGTTCTTTTGATAGCTCTACATCGTTAATTTTTTCAACTAATTCTGTAAAAATAACACAAAAATCTATTGGCTTATTAGCAGCCGTCATTTTTTCAATCTTTGATGCCATATTCTGTGTGCTTATTCTAGTAGTCACAGATAGGCCAGAAGTGGGAAGAGTAAACTTGAAAAGACCACCTCCTACGTACTCAATCCCTTCTTTTTCTTCTTCTGGAAGATCAAAAAAGCCAGTATTCTTTTTATTTTCTAGCAAATCAAACATGTATTCTTCTTTATGAAAACATGATGGACACGTAATGTCAACTTCGTATTCGTTTCCGAAAGCTGATATTCGTGCTGCTAGAATGATTGCAGTTCTATCTGCATCAACAATTTCATCAAAATTTGATTGTTTTTTTAAGTCTTCATCTAAGATGAGACTCTTAACAAACGATGATAGTGCAACACCAGATTTAAGATAGTCTTTGTTTGTTAGAATCTTTTCTTCTTTTCCTGATACATGTTTAATCTCAATATGAGTTTTGCCATGTAAAGGATGTGTCTCTTTATAACACAATCCTTTAGATGGCAATTCTACGAGTTCTTCGTAAACAGGAAGAGTAAAATCGTGATGAGAACTATCTAAATTAACTTCTACTGGTTCTTTAGGTTCTACGGAAGCCTGTCTTACCTTTTTTTCTGGCTTAACTGCAGCCATCCCTAAAATTTCTTTAAATTTTTCTTGATTATTTCTCTCTGACATTATTCCTCTTTAAGATTTAGTTTTATGTATTATTTACGCCGCTTATTTCTGCCCAATCATAAACAAGTGTCATCTCTATAGTAATAACTTCATTTGATTTATAGTCAAGGTTTCCAAAGTTCAATGCCGAGAACCATGCATTTTTTAATGTCCAAGTTTCTATAACCATTCCAGAATGATCGAGCTGAGATAATAAAACGTTTCCAATCGCTAATGTTACGTCTTTTTTTGACACAGTTTGCAAAGTGCCTGGTGTTTCAGGCCAATAATAGCCAGAATTCTTTAACTTCAAATAAAGAGATTTAGCTACATCTGGATTTATAGGATCATAGAACGTCATAGATATGTCGTTCCATTTTACTCTACCTGGATATTTAAAAGTATGATTCAACCAAGACACTTCTGCCATTTCAACTGTTAGGCTTGGTTTTTTTGCTGTAGCTACGGCAAATCTTGGAATATCTCCCATATCTACTACGAAAGTAAACTGTCTTTTAGGCTGTGATTCTACTGATGACCAAAAATTTCCTGCCATTTATATTTTCCCCTTTGACCTAATTAGCTAAGTTCTTCGAAATTTGCACCCTGTGGTGTAATTGAGAAGTCTAGACCGATGAACTCTATAGCTTTGCTTGGCTTGATGAAGATTTTACCATATGCAATATTGTTGTCGATATTATCTGGGGTATTTGTTGTCTCATCAAAGACAAGTTTAAATTCTGATATACCATTATCTGCAAGAATTGTCCTTAGAATTGGCTCAACCTGTGATACAAATCTGTTCCAAGTTACTCTAGCATTTGGATCAAACACTATGGTATATGCAACATCTGCTACAAGTCTTTCTATATGAATCATTGCTCTTCTTACGTTAATTCTGTTTAGTGCAGAACTTGTCGAAAGAAGTGTCTTCTGCCCCCATACGACTATACCAGCAGTTGAGATGTTTGCAATTGAGTTAACTTTTGCGTCATAAAGCTTATCTCTATCTGACTCTCTTAGTCTCTTAACTAGCGAAACAACATTTAGTCCAGAGCTTCCGTTTGATACGTTACCTCTTGAGAAGCCTGCTGGTGCATAATATGGAGCTGCTACAGCATCGTTATATGCAAGAGTTCCTATTGCAATAACGCTTGGTGGAACAGGCACTATGTTGTTTGTCAGCGTATCTCTTATGTTTGCCCATGTAGAATATGCTGCTCCATATGAGGTATTAAGAGATCTATCTTTCATAGAAGACACTGTGGTTGCGACAGAAATTGTTCTTGCTTCAAGATTTGAAGAGCTTTCGCTTCTTGGAATGAAGTCATTCTCGCAATCTATGATTGCAATAGCGTCGCCTCTATCTTCACATACAGTCAAAAGTCTGTTTGTCAAACTTGCATTTGTTAGACCAGGAACAGAAATTACGTTAAATCTAACATCTTCTCTGTCTCTACAAACATCTATTGCTCTCTTAATTGTATTGTATTCATAAGAAGTTTTGTCTGTCTTGTTTGATAGTTCAGAGTTTCTAAATGGCTCTATCTCTCTAACGTCTAGACCATCAAACCCGCCATTCATTACAGTGGTAAAGTTGTTAAAGCCTGCATTTAGAAGAGTCTGATATGTTCCGCCTGCTGTGATTGAAGTTCCGAGAACTCTTGAGCCTGAAACATATTGAGCATCAGATGTTGAGGAGCCAAGATATTTTACATCATCAAGAGTAAAGTACCAAGCATGTTCTGTTGCTGCTGCGTCTGAGGCGTCAAAAGAGCTTACTCCTGCTGCTAGACTTCTTAGTGTATCTCTTGTTGATTTTGCAAACTTACCAGAAACAGTATCTGTAAATGCTCCGAAATATGCATTTCTTCCATTTGCCAAACTTCCTGTTGTGGTATCTCCTCTGAGAAGAGGTCTTGGGAAGACTACAGAACCAGTGAAATCTCCAGAACCTGCTGGCATCATATAAACTGCTGCGTTTAGAGTTCCGAGAGATCTTACAATCTGAGCGTTACCTTTGACGAAAGGAGCTTCTGCTACAAGTGGTGATTTGTATTTTCCAAATCCACTTGAGCCAGATACGATTGCAAAAGATTTATAAACAACTGGTCCATATACACCAAATGGAAGACTTTCTGGAACTACTGCTTTGTTTGCAACCCTGTCAGAAACTTCTACTCTTACATATTTAGATCTATTATCAAACACTCCAATTTCTTTGTTTAGTCTTTCGGTGTGATCGAATGATGTATATTTATCGCCAATTCTTGAAGCGACATAATTGTCTGCGTCATCTGGATTTAGTGTGCATCCAACAAACTGCTCAAGAATTTCAGGTCTATCGTCAGAATCATCTATTCTTCTAATAACGACATCAAACGAACCATATGGGCTATACTCAATATTGTCAGAAGTCTTAATGTTTCTGATAGAAACTTTAATATTGTTCTGATTCCATTCACCACTATCTAGCGCATGAAGCTTAAATAGTTTTGTCATATTCTGTGGCTGATAAGAACCTGTTGCCTCACCAACATTGAAATCCTGTGAGAAAAACCATCCAGTCTGTGAGTTGGTAAATTCTGTTCTTCTATCGGCATGTTCTTCTGAACTTGTGTTATGTTTTAGCGCAAGAATGCAGCCAACCCATTTTGTAGAGGCCCTTAATGCTGATAGTTCTGGAGCAGAACCGATATAATCTTCGTTGCTCTCTCCCAAGAAATATTTCTTTCTGTCTGCTGCAACGTAAACTGTGCTATTTAGCAGTGTTGGATTTGTATTAAATACTTTTCTTACAAATTTATCGCTTGATCTATCAAGATCGAATCTTGTGTTCTCGACCTCTACGCCTGTTCCATCTTTTATGCTAATTCTGAACTGCTTATTTGTGTCTGACTCAAACATGCCAGCGCTACCAGAACTTGTAGTTGGTGCTAATCCGTTGTTTGCATATACGTTTCCGGTTAATTCTACCGAGCCTTCTGAAAGATACCAGACTGCTGCTAATGTTCCGGTACACTGTGCGCTACCAGATGGGAAAACAAATAGACCATAAGCGCCACCGGCAGTTTGTGCAGTACCTACTGCTCCGACTTTCCATCCTGCTTCACCAGCATTGGTTGCTGCTTCTGAGTGTTCTGTTCCGAGGAGTCTTACGAAAGTAAATACGTTTGAAGATCTTAGTGCTGCTTGTGCGGCATAGACACCATAAGTTGGTCCAACAACGATGTTGTCTCTCCAGATGTCTCCGTTTGTTGTTTGTGCTGTTGGCTCTCCGAATGTTTCTACAAATTCAGAAAACGAAGATACTGTTACTGGCTTCATTGCAGGCCCTCTGTTGGCTCTGCCTATTACAAGTGTTCCTATGTCACCGCCTACTGCGGTAAGTTGTGAATTGTCGATCTCAGCGATTTTTACGCTTGGAGATACAAATTTGAATTTTTTAACGGTCATTTATTTTTTACTCCCAAACTCAAATTAATTAGTTAATATAATTATTGGATCAAAAATTTATATTAAATTAAGATATAATTCCTTTAAATATTCCATATCTTGGTTGTCCGTTTATTGTAGAGAATCCTCCACATAAGTAAATACTTCCTTCATCTATTATTATGTTATATATTTGCAAATCTGAATCGTATTTATATGTATTGTCTAGGGTTATTGTTGTGGAATCAAATGCTGCAAAGTTACTTCTTGTTTTTCCTGCGTTAGAGTAGGAAAAATCTCCAACTACAAATATATCATTTCCATAAGCTATAGCGTTTCTACTGCCATTTCCAGAAGTAAAAGTGTTTATGACATTTGGAGTTCCTGTTGTCTTGTCTGTTTGACAAATAGTTTTAACAGAAATTCCATTCAATGTTGTATAGTTTCCTCCTACATAAATATAAGAACCAGACGCCAACAAAGGTCTAGCAGATACTGATGCGTTTGGGTTCCATGTGGCCAAAGAGAATGACGGCAAAGAAAACGCCGCCAATCTGTTCCTAGAAACACCTCCAACTGTTGTAAAAGTACCACCAACATAATAGAAGTTGTTATCTATAATTCCTGCCAAAACAAGAGCGCTCATATTTGGATTTTCTGAACCTAATGCTCCGGTTGTTTTATCTACAACGGCAAGTCTGTTTCTAGTAGACCCAGAAATGGATGTAAAAGAACCGCCAATATATATATTGTTTCCATAAGAAGATATAGTGTTTACTACACCACTAGTATTTGGATTCCATGGTTTAATTTGTCCAGACTCGGAATCGTAACAAGCAACATTACCTCTTGACTGTCCTGATGATGACAGGAAGTTTCCGCCAACATACATGTTTGTGCCAGAAAAAACTATTGTGTTCACGCTGCATATTCCGGATGATACTGTATTTATGTCTGGATTAAATGATAAAAGTTTTCCGGTATACTTGTTCAGAGCAGCTAATCTATTTCTCTTCTCGCCGTTTACATAAGTAAAAGATCCTCCAATATATAAAGTTGATCCAGATATAGCCATAGTAATTGGTATTATATTGCTAGAGTTGTTGAAATCATCAATTTTTGCGTCAAAAATTACTATTGGATTTTTTTCAAAAGTGACTTTGAATTTATTTGGATTTGATAAATATTCCTCAATACTGCCTTTTAACACATATTCTTTTTTAAATTTGAACTCAATGGGAGTTTCTCTTATGGTTATATTTGCATAATCTGAATTTTCTTTTTCTAAGATGTATCCTTTTACAACGATTTCCATTTTAGATTTAAACAATCTTTCTTCTGTAGAGAAATCAGCAACATTACTTTCTTGGCTAAATTGTTCCTGTATGAACAATTCGTAAGACCACTCATTCCTTGTTTTGGAAAAATAATTGATATTTCCATATCTTGTTATAAATGGAGAAATTATCTGATTTAGTTGTTGGTGAAAGTTTGATACAACAAGTATCTCGTACTTTATTTCGATAAACGATGGCTGGGGCATTGATATTATTTGATAAATATCGTTTTCACCCTTTTTTGGTGTATGTTTTCTATTTTTATATCCTGTTTCGTTATATGAGTTTTTGTTTTTAAATTTTGAGTTAGAAAATTGCGATATCTTTTGTGCTATTTGAATAGCTCCACCCTTATAATCAGGTGCGTTAAATTGATTGACAGCCATATTACCATCATGAGCATTTGGTTTTGATACAGATTTTTTTTCAATAGATATTATTGGATAGTTAAGGGTTCCATTTTGATCTCTGGCATCAAAATCTTCTTTAGACGAAACAAAGGCTTCTGGGGAGGCAAATATAACAGGAACTTTTCTCCATCCTGTTTGCGTGTCGGCAAAAATGTTAAGATCTTCATTTACCAAATCGTAAACAACATAGTCAAAATCTTCTATTTTTGGACAGTATACTTTTATCTCTTCTTTCATTTAAGATTTATCCCATTTCTTATTTTTACGCAATCTGCCTTTACTTGAACTTTAAACTCAATTTGATCAAAAAGTCTATCAGGTTCAGTTACTTTTCTTATTTCATGATATTCGTTGTTGTAAAATACGACATCGCCCTCTCTTACATAAAGCTCTTGATCTTCTTTTATTCTTCTACTGTGAAAATATACAGTAATTTTTGACTTTCTGTCAATTCCTATTGATGTAGTTTTTACGTCATCATCTTCAAAATCAACAAGAGCGTAAACTCTTATCCCTGGTAAATATACCTTGTTTATACTTTCTTTATACAAGGGATGAATATGTGTCGATTCTAGATCAACAGGGAAATACATGATCTGTTGCCCAATAACTCTCTCTAAAATTTCATCAGAAATTTGTTTTTGAAAATCTCTTTCTGGTTTATTTAGAAATGTTGGCGGTGGCGGGCTGCTATTTCTTGTCCAATCGTTGCTCATATAGTTTACCTTTAAAAAAATATTAGTCTATTTCCAGCATTCTTTTTTTTCTATTCTGAACTGGTTCTCCGTACAATTGGTAATGTTCATCAAATATTCTTGCGACAGCACTCATATATTGTTGCACTTCGAGATCAAAAATGTTTTTTAATTTTTGTATATTTATTATTTTAGATTTATTGCTAGAAAGTGGTTGATTTAAATGTTTTTTGTTTAAATATTCTGCACAGGATATAAAATGAAGTGCAAATATTTGAATAAAAGATTCAAACATTTTTGTAAAATTTTGTTTAGCCAATTCTGATGTGAAAAAATTGTTATTTTTTAATACATCTGATGAAAAATTGCCGTCTCTATTTATATCATTTTTTACAAAAATATTATGATCTTTATTGTCTTTAAAGATTGCAATCGCTGCTTTTTCAAAACTTCTAAGGTTAGAAGCTATATGTTCTTCAAACTCTTCCAAGACAAGATCTATAAACAAAGATTCAAAGTTTTCTTTTTTGTAAAATTCGATTTTTTTATCAATATCTATAATATTTGATTTATCTTTTTCTTTTTGTTTTTTTATAATTAATTTTCTTATTTTCTCTTTTCTTTGTTTAAGGCAAATTACATAATACTGTTCAGCAAAAGCCTCTATTTCAGCATCTTCGAGATAGTACGTACTTACTAATAAAGCAAACTTTCTTGTGTTTTCTTTACTAGGAAAAGGAAATTTGTCTGTACCGCTTCGTATAAACTGAAGCCAATCTATTCCCTGATCTCCAAATGGGTTTTTAATAAATTTATCCTCAATATCAGTTGACGAATCTGTATTATAGAAAACTTGTATATCTTCTTTAGAATAATCCGATAAAATTTTTGGCTCTGGGGCATTTCTGCCTTTTTTAAGATCCATACTTTTTTTATTTA